GAGTCCAACTGAACTCGTCGAACAAATCTTAAACGAAGTGGCCACCCCTGATGAACCTGCAGCTAGCGAGTAAACACTAGACCAAACTTCTTAGACATGAACTTTTCAACTTCTCGGAAAGATGGAAAACTCCAGAGATACCAACGTGACCAGAAACCAGCACTGTTGATACCACTCATTTTCCAATTCTCCGTGTCACTGAGAGTGACCCCCAACATCCTGTTTTGAATCTTTTTGGGATCTTTCTCTGCTATCGTGCTTTTAGGAATCTGTCCCCCGTGTCGAAGCACGTAGGAACGCATACGTGAAGGATTCTTGTGTTTGGTGTAGTCGGAATACCCACGTGCACCAAAGTCAACAGTCCTGCCGTCTTCTAACGTGGCCCTAAATTTCTTTATAGGATTAGGGCTACGAGTAATTTTGACGCGCATACTTATAATACGCTTTTAAAAAAATTTACATCTTGCAAGATTTGCAGCCATACTTCTCCTTCTTGGGAAGGAGGAAGAGGTGCTCATCACCACGCTTAACACGGTAGAGGTGATCGTACATGTGGAGGAGGGCAATAGCAATAGCGAGGCTGGAAACCACGACACCCTTCATCTTGCGAGCGGTCCACGCGTAGCCAACAATAATGGCAACGATGACCATCTGAACGATAGTCAGCTTGGGGATAGAGGGAGTCTGGAAACGAACCTTCACATCCTTGACCTCCTTGGTGGGCTCGGGCTCTAGTGGTTCGGTATAACCGGGCATTTTATTATCTACTGAGAAAATAATGTGGAGTCTCCTGTTGGTGCCAACTTTGATGGTCGTCTACGACTTTTTCAAATTTCCCATAGACACCCTATACTTTCAAAATCCCATGAGACCTCTCTGTGGAATTAGAAATACATTCAGGGATTTGATCCACTTCAACTCGGAGTGTTCAGTTAAGAACTATCCCGGTCTCATGTTGATAAAGTTTCATTTTCACAAGATCAAAGTGGAGTTTGAAGCTGTCCACCCCACATTGAAGAAGAGATACTACCATGATGTTAGTCCTTGGTTTGAGAAGAATGAAAATTACTATTTTTACAAAATTAAAGACTTTCCCATGTTGAGTAGCCTTGTAAAGCAGATTCCATGTATAGATACCCAAGTTGCCGCATTCGCTGTGAGTGAGGGACCCATGATATTGCACCCGCATCGAGCCGAATCTAATCGCCTCCTTAGATATCACATCACCATACATGGTGGTGGTGAGTGCACCCTTTACACTGAGAGTGGTTCACACCAACATGCAGAGGGTGAGGAATTCATTTTTGATCACTCGAGGTATCACGAACTCATAAAGACCGGTGAAGGAAAGAGGGTCGTACTGATTTTGGACGTCAACAGGTGAGATGTTTACGACACACCGCTATGTACATATCACTTCCACCTATGAGTTCGAGGGTTTTATCTTCCACTATGCGTTTCGTGAATGGGCCTGGAGTCCCATCGTTGCAGTGCATACACAGAGCTGAAAGTTTGGTCACGTCACACGCCATGGGTATACAATCAACGAGTTCTCCAAACTTACATTGAAATGAATCAGCGTCTAGACCAGCCAATAGCACCGATTTGTTAACAGACAGACAGCACTCTACAAACTTCTTCAACTGTGTAAAAAACTGGGCTTCGTCGATGGCTACGATGTCAGCCTCGTCGAATTCCCTCATGTTGAGAACATTGAAAAGATCGAAAACTTTGAGGCAGTTGAACTTTACGTTATCGTGTGTCTTCAATACTTGGTCAGGAGATCTCGTATCCTTCGCCGAGTTGATGACAAGAATATTCTTTCCAATGACTTTCAAGCGCTTAAGTCTCCGAATGAGTTCAGATGTTTTACCAGAAAACATATTTCCCATAATAATCGACAAACCCATCCTCGCTGATTATTATAATCTCGTATTTTTTATATGGTGGAACTTCACAAGGCAGTCTTCAACGGTCACGTTGGGTACTATAATCCCAGGACTGGCCGTGTCAGGTTTGGAAAATGCATCTACTCCAGCATAGGGGCGGCTATAAAATATCTCAAGCCAAAGTAAGATGCCTCTGAGCGATGCTCAGATTACCAAGAAGGTTGGGGAACTGCGTAAATCTGAGGGTAAGATTTACGCACCCCTCAAATATTTCAGGGGGCTCATCACCTTGGGTCAGGTCGAGACCCGCTACAAGAAGATGCTCCGGAGAGACTACAAAGACTTCAAGACGGACAAGGGACAGAAGACAAAGACTTCTTCCTACACGCAAAGGTTTAGAAAGATGTATCCGGGAGCCAAATCTCTCCCTGAAATTGCTAAGGCTACTGGCGTGCCTTTGAAGACCCTCAAGACGGTCTACAATAGGGGTCTCGCCGCGTGGAGAACTGGGCATCGTCCAGGAGCTTCTCCACAGGCGTGGGGGTATGCTAGGGTACATAGCTTCGTCACGAAGGGGAAGACGTACTACACGGCGGATAAGGATTTGAGGTGAACCACTCATCTATTCGTTGTATCATAGCGCGCTTATCCTCCTCTGTATATTTGGTACCCTTTCCCTGATTCGTATTGTCAATCAACCACTGAGAGTTCAGATAGTGCCAGCAATATTTGTTGTCATCTGGCAAATTCCACACACTACACGGAATGATTTCATCTATCTGAACCTTATCGTTATCGGTTTTTGGGCGACCATATCTGTCTTCAAAAGTTTTATGAAGATACCTGACCCAGTCTTTTGAAGTCATACAAAGATCTTCCAATGCACCTGTAGGATTTTTAGCCTTTGTGGTTTCGTATCGTCTGTATCGTCTCAAAGAAATTGCGTGTCCACACGGGTCACATATAGGGCACTTAGAGCGCTCCTTCCCGTGCTCGCAGATGCTCCCACCCCCACACTCCTTGCACAAGCTTCGCCGCCTCCCGTGCTCGCAGATGCTCCCACCCCCACACTCCTTGCACCTGCTTCGCAGCCTCCCATGCTCGCAGAAGCTCCCACCCCCACACTCTTTGCATTTGGTTCGCTCCCTCCCGTGCTCGCAGATTGTGCCCCCACCGCACTCCTTGCACCTGCTTCGCAGCCTCCCATGCTCGCAGATTTGAGATCCACCACATTCCTTGCACGTAGAGCGCTCACGACCGTGCTCGCAGATTTGAGATCCACCGCACTCCTTGCACCTGTTTCGCCGCCTCCCGTGCTCGCAGATGCCCGAGCCCCCACACTCCTTGCACCTAGAGCGCACACGACCGTGTGGACATTTTGGACGAACATATTTTGGTTTTTTGGTGATTGTCGGGCATGGCGGACAAAAATTAAACGAATCCAGCCTAGTTTGAATCATCTTAACACATATTTACTTAAAATCTCTAAACGACTTAAAACATCCTACATACATGCTAGGTTCTCAGCCGCCTCGACCACCTCTACCATCTCGGCGAGCTCGGTGAGTCTATCTACCGGGAATACCTCACAATTCCAGTGTTTCTTGTGTTCATTGATATGTTTCTGACTCTTTGTGTGGTAGTAGCAAAAGATAATCTTGGAACCCCCATTTTGCTCTACATCAAAGTCATTGTGAATCAACTTCTTCACGAGTTCACCCACATACATAGCGCGATCCTCGAGGGAGGCGTCAGAGACGTCACACTTATCGGGGTTGACTCGGATCGTTACAACGGGGCAATATTGGACCTCTTCCATTCCCCCGATGGCCAGATTCTGTTCACTGATCTTTCGAACTTCACATGAGGTCTCTCTACCCACATGTGAATCTTCATCAATCTCTACGACCACCGCGAGTTTTCCGGGGACAACCCAGAGGAGATCTGGACGTCGTCGGTCTAAATCTCCACAGATGTCAGTCTTCACGATGCTCTTATCTTTAGAGTTGGGTGGATGTCCCACGTGTCCGATGATCATGTCTCCAAACATATGTTCAATACGTTCCATGTCTAACACTCTACATCCCCTACAAGTGTAGACTCCCTTGTGTGATTCGACGCGAGTAATTTTGCAAATTTTACAGAGTTTCGCGTAGCCAAAATCTGAAATCGGACAATCCATACAGAATGAACGGTGACGTCCATGTGGGCACACAGAGGAGCCGTTACATGGTAAACACATACGACGGAGTTTCCCGTGTTCACAGAACGCCTTCACACCCTCACTCTTACAATGGACACATTCTCTCCGTCGACGATTATGTTCACATATATTCTTACCACCACATAGGATGCAATCAGGTTGATAACGATTATGTTCACACACAGTCATTTCGAGTTATATAGAAAACGAGTCATACTTTTAAGTACTTTTAAAGACTAGCACTGTTTAAGTACTAATGTCTCGTCGTCCCATTCGTAATATTCGACGACCCCAAGAACCTGAACCCAGAATCTCTTGGGACGAATACTTCATGCAAACTGCCCAACTCGCATCTGTGAGATCCCCTTGTGACAGACTCAAGGTTGGTTGTGTCCTCGTCAAAAACAACCGCCTCATCAGTATGGGCTACAACGGTTTCTTGTCTGGGACAGAACACCATTCCATAGTGAGGGATGGCCACGAACAAGCGACGATCCATGCGGAGATTAACGCAATCACGGACGCGGCGAAGAGGGGTGCCTCCATCGATGATTGTGTGGCCTACGTGACACATTATCCGTGTCTCAACTGCTATAAGGCACTGGCGAGTAGTGGAATCAAAAAGATCTATTACAAAACAGACTACAAGAATGACCCAGTTGTCGAGGAGTTGGGGTATGGAGTGGAACTATTTTCTCTCTAAAAAGTAGATTCAAAATATATAAAGCCCAAATCCAAGAGCAAACAGTTAAAGAAAAAGTCCAAGTCAAGAGTAATGGACATCTCAAAGATTCCCAAGGATATCCTCCGTGTGCTTCAAGATAAGGAACTCTCGATAGCGAAGAAGATGATGGCTTTCAATATGCTTATGCCGGATTTGAGACCTGAAACAAAACACACTGAGGCGTATAACGACAACATCGAAGTTGGTCACACGATTAAGCGTCTTGTGGATGAGGGTAAGATCCGTTTTGATGGATTCGATAAGGATTTCAAATTGAAAGTTATAAAGAGTTAGGGTCAAGCTTAAACCCTAAACCTGTTCCTGTGACCGTCCCACCCTTTCTCTTAGATTGTCTATTTTCAAAATACTTCTCATACTCTTCCAGAACAATGACTCCATCTTCATCTAAATCATAACCAAACAACTCATCTTTGAGGTCGCCGTCTGGAATTTCGTCTGTAGAAATTCTGTTATCTTCGTTAATGTCTAAATTATTGAAAGATAATTTCGAAGCCATTTGTCGTATTTCGACTTGGGTGGAAGGGTCGGTGATTTTATTCATGAATTTTGCCTCAACCACTGCGCGCTCCACATCTTCTCTACCCATCGACGCCACCTGTTTCCCACCCATCGACGCCGTCGACGCCACCTGTTTCCCACCCGTCGACGCTGTGGACTCTTCTTGTGGTTCGTCACCCGTCGACGCTGTGGACTCTTCTTGAGGTTCATCCTTCTTACTTCCACTGGAAAATGAAGATATAATAGAAAGGAATATTATCACAATGACAGCGATTCCGATTTCTTTCTTGTATCGTTGGATCTGTTCCATGTTAGTACTGTAGACTTTTTTTTGTTGGATTACATTAGAATGTCCTTGGACGATATCCCAAAAAGGACTCAGTACATTGTCATTGAATCTGATTTTGTGAATGGAACGAACAATACATTTTCACTGGACTTAGCTCTGGAATCCAATACTCACGTTGAGGACATGAGTAGGGTCCTTGGTATAAAAATAGTGGATTTCTATGTGACTCAAGTTGGTGCAGCTAGTCCTAATTCTGATGAACATCCTAATGATATACCTAAATTCGTGGACATTATATGCCCTGAAATTCCCAAGGTGGCACAACTCCTGGATGAACGTAATGGACAAATATTAGCTAGAGTTCCTCTTGAGCGTCACTTTACACATAGTTCGCATACAATTTTACGAGACAAACAGTGGCGTAGATTTCCCCAAAATACAAATTATTTCAATCCTATCTCAATCAAGAAGCTTAATTTCAAGATTTTTGAGTGCCAAGATGATGGGGATTATTTATTATTAAATCCATCTTCAAAGTGGTATATGATTCTCGAGATTACCACCGTAAATGTGAAGGAGAAACCAAAAGACCGCGAACTTCAAATTCTAAGAGCTTTGGAAAAGCTACTCAAAAAAATTGACACACTGAATGAAAATGTTCGAAAGCTCCCCGACAAACCTCCAGAGGAAAACCCTAAAAAATTTTCATTTGGTCTTCTCGTGCTTCTTTTGGTCACAATACTGAGTGGGTTTATTTGGTGGGTCAATAAAACTTCTGCGTAAAAAGTATGGGGGGTAAAAAGGGTCGTCGAATGAAATATTCCCTCTCATCATCTTATGAAACTGACTATTACGAGGAAGAGATACAGTTTGAAGAAAAAGACGTATGTCCAAACGTGATTCCTAAAAGTGATAGACAGCGTGACTACAATCAGATGTTATATAGTCCAAACAAACAGATGGTTTTTGCGATTGGTCCCGCTGGGACTGGTAAAACCATGTTAGCCTGTATAGCCGCTATAACTGGGTATAACGACAAATCCTACAAAAAAATAATAATGACACGACCAGTTGTATCTGTAGAAGAAGACATTGGGTATCTTCCAGGCACTTTAGAGGAAAAGATGGACCCATGGATAAGACCCATCATGGACATCTTCGGTGAATATTACAACCAGGCAGACATTCAGTTCATGATAAAAGAAAAGATCCTGGAAATTTGCCCCCTAGCTTACATGAGAGGAAGAACCTTTAAAGATTCTTTCATCATAGCAGATGAGATGCAGAATTCAACACCTAACCAAATGAAAATGTTACTCACTCGTATCGGTGACGACAGTAAAATGGTCGTCACCGGTGACTTAAACCAACATGATAGAAAGTATGGCGAGAATGGACTCAAAGATATTTATGACAAGGTGAAGGGTAAACAATTGAAAAGAATCGATAGTGTCGTTTTTCAACACGTGGATATAGAACGATCACCCATAGTCAGAGATATTTTGGAACTTTACGGAGACAATTAAAGACAAATACTCCCTAATATAGAAATGTTACCCGGAATAGGGGTTGGAACTATCATGTCTATATTAGCGATATGCACTGGAACTCCGTTGGAACCTTTACCACTACTTTATATCATGGCCTCTGCTAGATGGGCATACGGTGCAGATAGATTTCTGGATGGAAAGACCGAAGACACCCCCGAGTCTATCGCTGCAGCTCTTTTGATCGCGAATCTCGTATTATGGTATTCTGGTCAAACTAAGTATGTCGCACCAGAGATACTTTCGATTCTGATGTATCCCACGTTCAAACACAATTTCCCTCTATTGAAACCCTTTTATGTCGGGACTTTTTGGGCAGGAGCTATCAGTGTGGTTCCTCACCTGATAGCACATACAGAAGTCATTCAAGATCAAGCTCTAGCGATGGGTCTCTTGGCCACTGGGGTATCAAACATGGCTGATATTGAAGATGTGGATGATGATATTGAACATGGAATTTATACATTTCCCACAAGATTTGGTGTTCTACCAACCAAGATTATGTCTGGTGGATTATTTTTGGGTTCCATCTACAAAAGCGGGATACTCCCACATGCCGCACTTCCTAAAGTTCATCCTCAAAGGCGTCTTCTCCATAAAGCTCGTCCAATGTTTCCAAGATTCCACGCAAATCGCTCAGTGACGACTCTGTAGCGCGCAAACCCCACGAAGTAAGTAACCTTATCTTTTTTTCTGATTGTTTATACCTGGCAATCTGGTAGCGCATTTGTTCGAGGTGCACCGTTTCCACAACCTGATATTTCTTCGGTCTCGATTCTGGATTCCGTGGCTTTTTATTCGACGAATTGTAAATACGGGTAGGTGTGTAACTGAGAGTCAACATGTAACTATCAGTGTAACGTAGACTTTAAGCAGATGTCTCCACCTTCTTCTTGGTAGTGGTCTTCTTCGCTGTAGTGGAAGTGGTGGTGGCAGACTTACCAGCAGGTCCAGCGGGACCGCGCTCACCAGCAGGACCGGGGGGACCGGGGGGACCGGGGGGTCCCTGAGGTCCAACACCACCCGCACCACCACCGTTGTCTACAATTTTCAAGAGGAGATCAAAAAGACGCTTTTTGTCTACACGGGGGTTTGTCATTTCCTGGATAATTTCTTCACGGAGAGAACTCATGATACTATATATAAAAACAAGATTTGTTTTTAAGCTAATGATCATAATTGGTCCCCCAACGTTGAGTGGGATCGGTCAACACGCGAAGAAGTACACGAGGTTACTAAATTGTGGGTACTACTTGATCGGTAATGAACTTCCTGAGGCGGATGATGGACTCATCTTTCTTCTTCCAGTTCAAGATCACCTGAGACACCTAGACTACATTCGTTCCCGTGTTAAGAACCTGGTCTGTATGACGGTGTGCGAAACAGAAACTGTTCACGCAGATTACGGTCTGATCATGAGTGAATTTAAAAGGGTCGCTGTTCCGAGTGAGTTTTGTAGAAGAGTTTTGTCCAGACAATTTCCAAAGAATGAATTCTTTGTGATACACGCCCACATTCCACCAGTTGTGGAGAAACCATATATCTTCTATCATATCGGTAACGTCATGGATCCGCGTAAAAACTTTAGAGAAGTGTTGAGGGCGTTCATCAGACTCAATGAACCCAATACTCGCCTGATTGTGAAAGCGACATGTAAACAGGATATTGACATTCAGCTCCCACGTGTTGAAGTGATCAACGGGTTGATTTCTGAAGAAAAAATGGATGAGATTCACCATAGATCGGATTGTTATGTGAGTTTTTCACACTCTGAGGGTGTCGGTATGGGCGCTGTCGAAGCCGCTATACGCGACAAACCTGTGATTATCACAAATTACGGGGGTGCCCCCGAATACATCAAGACCCCTTATCTCATCGACTGTGAACTCGAAAAGCTGGAGCAAGATGATT